TGATAATCAATGCTTTATATAGAACGCACACACACGCACACGATAACAGCAGACCCAGCAGTTTCACCAGCAGTTTCACAGCAGTTTCACAGCAGATTTTTTACAAAAATTTTTTTTAAAATATTTTTTTGTTATGGAATTTTTAAATACCAGTCAGCAGTTTCAATGCACTCATCAAGACCTTTAACAACCTTTGCAAAGTAACCTGCTTCATTTAAATATGCAACCCACTCTTTTTGTTCTTTAGTTGGATATGATTTTTTATCTGCTTTGATCTCTAAAAAACATCCTGCATATTTGTGATTGACTTTTAGTATTTGCATGTCAGGAAATCCTTTGACATAACCTGTTTTTTTAGCTAACACAGCTTGTTTCATAGAGGTTCTTATACCTCCTAAAGAAGCACAGTATCTAACTTGAGGATAATTGTATTTAAGGTAGGTACAGAACGCTGCTTGTACTGATGCTTCAGGTTTCATTAATGATGGTTGTAAACAGATTTACCTACCCTGCGTACCCCCCTATACCCCCCATCACCCCCTGCATAGGTTGTCTTTTTGATAAGTTGATACATTAATGGTTGAGATACATTGTACTTTCTAGCCAAAGAAGATATAGTTATCTTTTCTGTAGCATTATTATATTCATCTCTTATAGCTTGTGCTTCTTCCTCTGTAAACTTTCTTCTGGAGTAACCTCCACCTCTCATGTCTTTTCTATCTTCTAATTTTATTTTTCTAATCTTTGGCATATCTAATAATTTGTAAAGCCATACTGATCTTCAATATCAACTTTTATTATTTCTACTTTAAATTTATTTGGTCTTTTTTTATGCAAGTATAATATTCTATTCATAATCGTTTCATCCTTTTTCATCTCGTTTATATCATCTGTTGTTGCAAAAGTATCTATCACTCCCTCTACTGGTTTCCTAGTCGCACCTATCTTATTACTAATCTTATAAGTAGCAAATATTCTAAATATTGGCTTTGGCATTTTTAATTTTATCTAACTCAAACTCTAAATGGTTTATAGCTTTTTGTATGCAATCTATAGCAGTTTCATGCTTTCTTGAACAACGCAATATGTAACTTGTTGCTGTTCCTAAATTATAACTAAGATCAAAATCTTCTATAACTTTTCTTGCTTCATAACCATAAACATTACCTATGTAATAGTTTGGTGTTTTATTTTCTTTATAATCTATTCCTAGTTCTTCTTTTGACATAAACATTTTTGGATTTATTAATTTATTCCTATCAAAGTCATAATAATATTTACTGTGTTTTTCTTTTTTCATTTATTCTATCATGATGTAAACCACCTGTTAAAGTTTTTTCGTATTGTTTAATATTTGATTCTAACCTCTCATCATTCTTACTTTCATCCAAAGATGCGATGCAATGTAATAAAATACTTATAAAAAATACTATAAAAACTATACATAATAAAATACAAAGTAAAATCATAATCAAAATAATATTTTTTGTTTGTTAAATTCTTTTAATCTTTCTATTGATTTTTCTGTATATTCTTTACTTATTTCACTACCAATAAATTTTCTTTTATATTTAATACAACTTAAAGCAGTTGTTCCACTCCCACTAAAACAATCATATATTAAATCATCTTCATTTGTCCATGTTATTATGTGTTTATCTATAAGTTTTTGTGGACTCGTTGCAGGATGTTCAGTTTTTAATTTTGACACAGCTACACTCCAAACATTATTTAATACTTTTTTTTTGTTTATTTTAAAATTTTTTTTAATTCTTTCCCTATTTTCTGAAGGATGTTTTGTAGTGTATTTGTAATTATTACCTGCATCTTTGCAACTAATTCGTATAGGATTAAATGTTTTGACCTTACCTTTACTTAATATAAACATATACTCAAAAGCATCTAAATATCTGTTATGCTGAATCTGTGGCATAGGGTTTGTTTTATGCCATATCATAGTATTATGCAAATTAAAACCTATTTGTTTAAAATAAAGTGCTTGGTTAAAACTTGTGCCAGTTTCACTACCATTTTCTATTTTATCATTTACAATCCAAACTAAAACACAACCTTCTTTTAATATTCTATAAAGTTCATTAGCTATACTTTTAAAATCAAAACTATAACCATTATATTTTTTTAAATTATCATAAGGTGGTGATGTAATAACAGCATCTACAAAATTATTAGGCATATTACTCATAGTATCTAAACAATTTTCATTATATATGGTATTTATTTTCACTTATCAAATTTTTTTGCTGCTTGATTATAACCATACATCCAACCAAAAAAACAAGAAGCTATCATTAATAATACTGTTGTAAACATTTCTCAAATTTATAAAAATAATTTATATATAATAATTTTATTTCAACAATTTAGGTTCTGGTCTAAAATGTGGTACTGTTTTTGGATCAGCACCTGCATCTACTTTAGCTCTAGCATCCCATATTAAGTCTTTATGACTTCTTAACCACTTCATATATGTTGGTACATTTAAATGTATAAAATCTTTGTTATGTGGACTTCTGACTCCTAACCTAAAAGCATTGACAGCATCTTGAAAATAAAAGTTTTTATATGTTTTACTTAAATCTTCCGCTAAACTTTGTGCCATAATAACTTTTGTTTCTGCATCTACATTATGTTGACCTAACTCAATGTAGGTTTTACTTAATAGATCTAAACACAAATCTTCTAATTGTTCTCTTGTTTTTGTTTTTATCATTTTCTTCCTTTTTTTAATAATTCTTTTGCTTCCATATGCGAACTTAAGTGCATATGAACTTTGCTTATACTTTTTGTTGAGTTTCTTTTTTCCCAAGTTCTAACACATGCTTTCCAGTTTTTCATTTTGTTTTTACCAACTTTCCAATCTTTACTTTCATAAAAATCAAAAAAAGTTTCTGCATCTAAACCATTACCTCTGTCTTTACAATACTCAGCAATTTCAACAATAGTTGGTTTCTTAAAACGCCCTTTATTATTACTATATGTAATATTATTATTAATACTTGTATTATTATCCTTAAAGT